CCCGTCGGGCCTGCTTCGAGCACTCGGCGACCCACGACCACCGCTTTAACTTCACATCACGGGTGATCGTTGGCACGCAGTTCAACCACGAGTTCAAACTTGTCCGCCACGACGCTGGCGAGTTCGTGCTTTACCTGCATGAAGGTGCACGGACAGCCGGCGGCGGACGGTCATGGACGCCCGACGGGCGCGCCGACATGGTACAAGTCGGAACCATCGGGATACCGGCAGCCAACGATTACAACACCCAGGCGTACGTATTTCACCGCACAGAGCCCGGCGGCGATGGGCGGGGGGCGACGATCATGAGCAAGCGCGGCGAATACCCGGCCGGCGCCCACTCTACCTGCCGGTTCGGCATCCAGGCCGACACTGACTTCGACCGTTTCCAATGGTCGCAGGCCAGACTCTGGGAGATCGTCATCGACGTATTGCTCGGCCAGAAGGTGACGCCATGAGTCTGCGCCAACAAATCACAACCTACATGAGCGGCCCGGGCGGTTCCCGGGACAACTGGTTCTGCACTTGGTGGTTCCGGTTCCATATCCAGCCGTTCACCACCAAGCAGGTACGCCGAGAGCTCGAAAGCATGAAGCGCGACGGACTCGTTGAGTCGGATCATAGCCAGAGCAATAACACGAAGTGGCGGCTCACCAAGTACAAGCCTGAAGGGGTCAAGCCATGATCGCCCTCGCCTGGTACTAACGGGATCGGCTTACAGGTCTTGTATTTCAAAGGTATGCATTAGCAACTGTCTAAAACCCTTCCCAGACTTGAGCGCCTTTCGGACCAATGAAACCGAGAAAGATCGAGGTAGTTTTAGGCAGCGTTTCACCCCATCCACGGCGTCCTGCCGACTGAATACCACCCCAAAAATCTACAGCTCGTCGCTTCACCCTCGCCCCAGTCTTGCGTCTCGATTGCTATATATCCAAACAGTATTTATAAGGCGTGACCGTGGCCCCCCCTCGAAATCGAAGACACTAGCGACTGGCTTGGTTGCCAACTGAACTTGAGACCTGTCGTTCCTTCCTGCGCATAGCTGAGAACGAGGTGCAGGAATTGAACCTGCAACTGCGCAAAGCCCGAGCAGACATCTTTGGCCTGGTCCAGATGCACGCTGATGTCGCCAAAGAATGCGGTGCGCTGCGTGCCGAACTGGCCAAGGCCAAGGCTGACCTCGCAGATTCAAACCGCAGAGCCACCGATATTGAGACGAAAAGCAATTGGGAGCTGATGGCCAACAGCAGACACATCAGCGAACTGACCGTCAGGATTCGCGAGCTAACTGGCGAGAAGCCGTTCGAGAGCCCTTTCCCCCATCAGCGAGAGACTTCACGGACATAAGCCTGGCACGCCGCCAACGCAATCAATCCTTGGTCGCCGGCATCGGTGATTCCGATAATTCGTTGAGCATGCGCAGGGTCAATTCGGGCGCGCGCTCCTCCATGAACCACGCCGACGGCTTCGGTACCGACTGGCATTGAACAGCCACTGGCTGGATCCGTGGCGTCGAGGAGGACTGACAACCGCAAATCAGAAGTGGCAAGGCGATCGCGAAGGCGAGCCTGATCAGTTTGAGCATCTGTCAGTTCCTTGTGGTGGGTTTGATCGCTGGCCGCCAGACGCTGCTCGAGCGCCAGGCGCTTGTCTTGATCGACACGCACTTGGGCGGCGGCTGCGTTGCCGATGGCGGTTAGGTCGACCTCATGCAGCCCGGCCTGTTCGGCGAGCTGCTTGCCATAGCGCCAGTCCTGACACTTCCAGGCGCTGCCGGCGGCGACCAGAAGCAGCGCCAGCATCCCGATCAATTTCCACGGAATTTTTTCTGGCATTGCTCGTCCTCCCAAGCAGGCAAATCCACAGTCTGCCCAGCCAGTGCGTGCGTGCAGTCGCCAAGAAACTGAATGCGGCCGTCGGTTACGAACGAGTGACACACCCGATCCCTGTCGGACCATGAATAGTGCACCAGAACCGAAGGTGTGAACGTTGGGCTTTCCAGATTGCCGTTCCATCCCCAGCGAGGCTCTGGGCCCGGACCATGCATAATCCTGTGCACCATCTCGCAGCCAGGACACTCGAACCAGAGGCTGCCTTCTTCGGTCGTCGCCAGTGCGTGGGACAGTCTGCGAAAGGCTGTCATGGCACATCCTTGAAAAAGACATGACCACCGATAACCACGGTCTGTTTAGCCTTAACCGCCCAGACCGGGGTGTTTTTCATGGCGGTCGCGTAATAGTGAGTCGCGCCGCCGGTGGGATCCGGCACCTTGCCGTCGATCACCTGGTCTGCGGCGATCCGCGCTTGGGCCAGTTCGCGGAACGGGATCTGCTTCGCGTCGGACAGGTAGGCAAAGTTCGGGTCGTTCCTGTTCCAGCAACTGAACTGGTACGGCTTTTGGCGCACTCCAGCGTAACCCTCCCCCCACCACGACTTGGCTTTGCCGTCGTTCACTCGGTTGCAGATGGTCCAGGCCACGGCGATCTGGCCGGCCAATCTCTCGCCACGAGCCTCTCCCCACAGCGTGCGTGCGAGGATGTCTCGGTCTTTTTCGGTGACGGTCATACTTTTTTCCGGGCAAAAAAAATCCCGCTCGAAGGCGGGATGCGTTGCATTGGTGGTCAGCAACAGGACAGATCCATAGGCTCTGTCATGGACATCTGTAAAAAACGATCCTACTGATGCAGCTTAAATCGGCTGTAAACCGTGCGCGTTTTTTCGGCTCGACCTACTATGAATTTTGCAATTCGCTTCGAATATACAATCGCCTTTTTTTCCGCTGGAATCAGCGCAGCGCTAAACGCAATACAGGAAAGGAACGTGATAGTCATATTCAGATAGATTGATGTCAGGTTTCCGAGCCCAACCTTGTAAAACCAAATGAACAGGAAACTTGACAGCGAACACAGCACTGCAATATGGATGAGGTAGAGCGGAAAGGATACAGAGCCAAGTAAGGTTGACAGCCTATTTGTTAAAAACCCTTTAACCGGGCCTGAGTACGAAGCGAACAAAACAAAACCAATCGCAATAAACGACCCGGTGTTAACGCTTTTCGGCCCCTTGAGATAATACGAGACGACTAGCAGCGTCATGAAGACGGAAAAACTAAATCTCTCCATCGCTGTGACCCAGTTAACTTTGGAGCCTGGAGGATATTTCCTAACGAGCTCGGCGATCAAATACCCAGCGATAAAGCATAGGAAGTATGATTGACTCACGGCAAATGCAACCGCCAGAAGCACAGCAACAACCCAGTAAACGCGCTCGCCGGATCGGAAAATAAGGAGATAAGCGTAGATTATAAAAGAACCAAACAGCTCAACGCTCATTGTCCAAAGCGGTGGGTTCAGACCTGTATAGTGATTGAACCGAAAGAAAACGTCATAAAACGAGAACGTTAAAACCTTCATCAGCCCGACTGGATCTTTGTAGAAAACACTTGCCCAGCCAGAATACCTTTCTTGTATAGCACCTGCTTCTAAGTTAAAAAACAGACCTGCATTGATCAAGCAATATGTGACCATAGATGCCGCAAATATCGGGAGCGCTAGCCGGAAATATCTCCCCGCGGCCGCTTCAGCCAAACGCCTCCTGCTTGGATTCAAATGACTTACGCTCAAAGCAAATCCGGACAGAACAAAAAACACTTGGACTGCGAGGGCCCCCTCTGGCGTGATAATTTGCAACAACACTAACAACGCGGAGCCGTAGTTACCGCTCGCGATGTATTCCCAAAGCGAACCTGGACTGTACAACTCTGGTGACAAAAGGAAGGAATTTAGATGCGCCATAACAACAGCTAGTGATGCCCAGCCTCTGAAACCGTCTAGAAAGCCAACTCGACTGTGAGTACTCTCCGCTCTAACAATGGTTGCACCCTGTTCCATGAACCTTTTCAATCCTATTATTGGCATACCAAACTGAGCAAACGGGGTGTGGTCCATCCCAAATTCGAAATGGGATATCCAAGCCCCCGACAAAGGACGCCAATATTACTTCAATCCTTTGTTTGGCGTCTCACGCAGTGAAGGGCTGCCCAGTCGGCACCACCGGTCCAAGCAACTGGACTTACTCCGGGGACACCGGCCAAGTCGGGGCCGCAATACTCAGCTCGACCAGCTTTAAGTCGCGGTAATAGGTCTGCCACGCCTTGGCTCGGACAGTTTCTTCGTCGGTAGCATCGCCCAGTTGCAGCGATACCATTACAGGCGTCATCGCTAGCGATGCCATGTATATAAGGCTATTTTGGCGAGCAGTATTTTGCTGAACAATTTCCTCAGGAGTTGGCTGATTTACAACGGGAGCAGCGAACACGCCATCCTCATAGGTCCACCGCTCTTGCGGCATCGGGTCCATGTCGGTGATTTCTACCATTTTGGCTACGACTTCGGGTGGGTAGCGCTCCTCGATCGGCAGATCGACAGGTACTCCATTATCTGTCCACGGCTGAATGATTTCGTATACAGCGCCATTTTCGATCAGTGCGTATATCCGCATTACGTGTACTCCCAGATGATTACTATACCGGCCTTACCTGCGCCGCCAACCACTGCCCCTCCGCCCGAACCTGCTACACAACCGCTACCACCGGACCCATAGTTTGGGCCGGCAGTAGCGCCGCCGTTTATTTGCGCAGGTGTACCGCCCGGACCAAAGAATGAACTGCCGCCAGCGCCAGAAAAACCGCCCCCCGCCGACACGGAGTAGGTTGGGATACGCAGTTCCCCAGCACCTGCGCGATGCTTGCTCCTGTTGGAGCTGCAGTTACTGCACCATTACCGTTTTGTCCGCCAGGAGCGGTGTTGTTCAAGACGCCACCGCCGACACCGCCGGGCGCCGAAGCAAGCACACCTATTGGAGACGCACCGCCATTGCCGCCAGAGCCCCCAGATCCCGTGGTGCCCCCTGTACCGACGGTAACCGCTTCACTTGCTCCTATCTGCGCTGCGGTGAATAACCCTTTGCCGTACGCCCCAGATCCACCTGGCGCCCCCATGCTTACATTGCCGGCCCCTGGAGTAGTCAGGCCCGCTCCAGACCCGCCCCGCCTTGATATTCAGCGATGCAATATTTCATTCCGGGGCTTGGGGTGTATGTACCAGACGCAAGGAAAACCTTCGGGGCTCCCATGAGTCGGCCTGTAGTGCTGGACATGATGGCATCCAGCAAATCTGCTGCACGGCCCTTAGTAGGAGAAACGTTGCCCGCGACCAACACGGCCATCAGATTTTCTTGTACGTCGTTCATCCACTCGTCCGTGACGACTGTGGCCTGAATGCCGCCCACCGGGTCGCCGTCAGTGAACCTGTTGTCTACCGTAGCGCCAGGCCCGTCAATTCTGTGCATGCGTCAATCTCCGTAAGCGAAGAGCGAGATCGTATGCGCTGGCTTCAATTGATTTATTTTGCATTCGAGGGTGTCGTTACCCCATGTGCGCAGCCGCTCGCCGGCTGCGGAAAGACCCGCCTGAAACTCCGTGATGCTTGCTTCAGGCGCTCGAATCAGCCAGGTGTGAACCCATGGGCCGTTAGTCAAAGGATCACCCGCGACCGACATCCCGGCGCGAAACGGCCTGAACTCTTCAATGGTCACCGTGTAGCCGAGCGACGCTGCGAGTTCGATGAAGTACGCAGGGACTGGCCACCGGTGCTGGTGAGTTTGGTCAGCAACGCATTGCGGCGACCTTGAAGGGTTTCCTCGAGAACACCCGAACACTTGTCAGGCAGGCCCGCCACACGCTCCCAGTCTGGAAGCAGTTCCAGCGACGCCGCCGGGTTCACTTCTTGGGGTAGCACGCTCGCCCTGACATCGAGACGCGCGAGCTCAATCGACATGCCGTCAAGAAGGTAGTGGAGCGTGGTGCCGGGATCTCGCGGGAAGGCTTGGCCAGGTGGGAGCAGCGCTTTCAGCTGCTCCCTGTATTCGGCTTTCGCCCAGGCGCGAGACGATTCGAAGGCCTTCGAAACTGTGCCGGCCGGCGAGCGTCCCACCTTCCATGAGATACGCGCACTTGGCGCCTGGCTTTACGAGCAGCAGGGCTTTGCACAGGAATACATACAGGGCTTGATGGGTCATGCGGACGTGAAGATGACCGAGCACTACCAGGCAGGGCACGGCGATGACGCGGTGGTTTACATGAAGGTCAAAGCCGACCTGAACGTGTAGCGCAGTGGTCGTTTGCCCAAAATATTCCCAAAGTTTGCCCAAACACCAGACAACAAAAAAGGGCCCACCTTTCGGTGAGCCCTTCTAGACCGCCCAGCAGAGCGGATTTTGTTTGGTAGGCGCGATTGGACTCGAACCAACGAC